AAAAAAGACACAATTAGAAATAGCGTACCATTATACTAGATGGAGTCATATGAATTAATTGTACCAATGTTTTATAACGAACCATAATATGGTGCTTGTATCAATATCACATAGTGAATCAATACTTTCAACTGTATCATTATGTAGTAATGAATCAGTGAGTTTAGATTTGTATCATTTTCATGGGAATGGCCCAAATGTATCGATTGTAGCACAGTTTTAGGGAATCATTAAATGCAATAGTATCAGATTTACATAATGAATCACCGCATAGTACCGTAACAATTTCTGATAATGACCCATATTATACGACACGTGTCATCTATCAATAGGGATTCACGTAATCAAAGCGTGCCATTATGACCAAAGAGAATCATTTGGTATGATTGTAACATTTTGACATAATGAGTCAGATAGAATAATCGTAACAACCGATTTTATCGAATCAATATAATATATAGTATCATATAAGATATAATGAGACAAGAAAGGAAACTTGTATCAACATTCACCGATCGAATCATCAATATATATATTGTATCATATCATATTAATGAGTCAATGGACATTGAAGGTATCATTTGATATCAGTGAAACAATAATAGAATTTGTAACATAATCTTTTGATTGATCCGTAAAGACAGATTGTATCCAAATTTCAGAGAGAATCAGAAAATGGTAATATGTATCGTATTTTTTGAATGAATCATGTAAACGATTGTATCAATTTATCACAATGAACCATAGCGCGCTATTGAAATAGTATGTTTAGTGAATCATATTACACGATTGCAACATTGTTTTATAATGAATCATTTTCTCATAGCGTTCCATTATTCACGAATGAATCAATAATTGAAATTGTAACAGATCCTATAAATGAGACAAGAAAGGATTTTGTATCGTTAATCACAGATCGAATCATAATCAATGATTGTATCAATAATCTCAGAATGAAACAGGTTACGCATATTGTACCATATGACTTTATTGATCCATGATATTCTTGAGTACCAAAATTTTGTAGAGAATCATCTTCGTCGATTTGTATCATATAATATCAATGATTCAATAGAAAAGATCTGTATCAGTCTATCTTAAAGAATCATATTACAAGATCGTAACAAATGCTACAAATGAATCAAAACACTGAGAGTGTACCACTCCTTTTAATGAATCATCAAACTTGATTGTATCATGATTATATAATGAAACAGCATAGTGTATTGTAACATATGAATTCATTGATCCACTGTACAATATTGAGTATCAGTACTAAATAGAGAATCACTAGAAATTGATTTGTATCAGTATAGAATAATGAAACATGCTGTATAACCAGTATCAAAAATCATGATTGAATCGAAAGATGATATAGTAACAATAAAGCTTAATGAATCAGTATAGCCGATTTGTATCATCAATATGCATGAATGATCCGGAAAACCAGATAGTATCGATATATAAGAGTGAATCAATAACAACGATTTTGTATCATTACAATTTATTGAGACATCATGTAAGATTGTATCAGGCCTATAGAATCGAATCACCATACGAGATTTGTATCATTACAAAGAAATGATCCATAAACCGATAACGTATCAAATTAACTGAGAGAATCACGAATCTATATTGTACCACTATATAATAATGAGTCATTAGATAAGATTTGTATCGTCAAATTATAACGAATCAGTACATTATATTGTAACAATTTCTGGTAATGACCCAGGATGTGTCAATTGTAACACAGTGTTTTAGGGAATCATTAAATGCAATAGTATCAGATTTACATAATGAAACAGTATGTGACGATTGTATCTTAAAATAAGATTGAATCATATAATGGTATTTGTAACATCATAATCATAATGACCCATATGTTTAGATTAGTTTCGTTGTCCGATAGGGAATCATTATATTCGATTGTATCACGTTGTATAATGAGTCACGACAATCGAAAAGTGTATCATGTAAATTGAACGAATCATAGTTGAGGATATTGTAACATATTAACAAAATGAATCTATATATACGATTTCGTTTCATATCATACGAATGATCCCAACGTTAAGACCTGTATCAAAAAGAAGCAGAGAATCATATGATTGGATGGTATCACGATATTTCTAATGATCCATACGAGGTTATTTGTATCAACCAAATATAGAGATCCATGTGCTATTATTGTTTCAGGTATAATTAAGAGAAAAATAAAAGCTATATAAAACATGGCTTTTATTTTTTATAATAGAGCTTACATTATAGTATTGCAATATTCCTCCTTAGCTCAGTTGGTAGAGCGCGTGACTGTTAATCACGGTGTCACTGGTCCGAGCCCAGTAGGAGGAGCCACGAAAATTAAATCGAAAGATAGATATATATTATATACATGATCAGGATATCCTGATCATGTATAATTATTTTTAAAAGGAGAGTTAATATGAATGAACTTATTATACCACAATGGATATACTATTGCATAAATTTATATAATAATCTATATATGGCATTAATATTTATAGCATCAGCATTATTTATTTTATCAATCCTTTATAGTATAATATATTATGAAAGAATTAATTATGAGTTTGACAAAGACGTATTAGAGAGATGTGCTGCCTATCGTAAAAAATCTAAAAAATATTTTATAGCATCCATAATATTAATTGTATTAGTTGGTTTCTTACCATCAAAAAATATGGTATGTCAGATGATAGTTGATAATTATATATCCTCATCAAATATTGAAATGTCTGTAGATGATAAATATAAGCTGACCGATACTATAATGAAACGCATTAGAAATGATAAATAATTATTAGGAGGAATAAATTATGCATTCTGTATTTAGCTTTAAATCAATTATGAAGGTTATTATGGCTCCTGCATATTTAAAGAAGCCATTAAATCCATCTTCTGAATTTATAGACAGATGTATTATTCCAACAGTAAAATCTAAATTAAAACTTAAAGACTATCATGACTTTTTTAATCCAGATCATATAGACTATTACTCCAGAATTGCATATACAGAAGATATTGATATATACTTGGCTATTTGTAAACATGAATATTATTTAGAAAAGCCAGAAAAGATGTTTATCGGAGATATTTTATATAATTCAATCATTACGACAGATTTACCCCAATGGTATAATATGACAGGGAAAGATCCGTATCTTCATGATAAGAAGATATTCATTATCAGTACAAAATATTTAAATTATATCACTAAATTAGATGATAGTATAGATTATATTGCACAATTGATGAGAAAAATTGTACTGACTGTAAATCCTAAAAAGTATATTGAGTCATCTGTGCTATATGATGTACCCATCGTTGATGAGAATGATTACTTCTACTTGGCTGCTTTATATGTAGCATATGGAGTCATTTCTAGTCGTACAGATATTGAATATGATATATATAAAGAATCTACTTATGCGCAATCTAAATTTAAATCTTCTGATGATATGGAATATTTTATGAAGACTTTGGATAGAGAATTCTTACAAGATACCCAATTACGTACCAACTATTTCTAATTTGGAAACAGTTCAAATACCCAGTCCTATATAGGACTGGGTTTATTTTTTGTCAAACTTTATCTAAATTAGATATTATAAGAATGAATCAAGACAAATACATTTTTATATAGGAGGTGCTATTGTGCGACTATATAGATTGGAATTGAATAATTATATTGGAATCTATAATGGTATGGGACTCAATCATATCTGTATAGATTTTTCTAAATGTATGAATAATATCACGGTAATTAAAGGAGATAATGGTTCGGGTAAATCAAGTTTATTTAAAGCGATCCATCCATTTAGTGACACAAACTATTATCTATTACCAGGAGTACAAGCATCTAAGAATATTGTATATCAATTGAATGATGGATCTATTCTGGATATTACTTATATATATCCGATAGATCATAATGGAAATAGAAAATCTACACAATGTACAGTTATCTATAATGGAAAAGACGTTAATACCAATAAGAATGTCAATGATGGAAAGTCTATCATATGCGACCTCTTAGATATCGATATGGGGTTCTTAACATTAGCGCAATTATCTTCTGATGATAGAGGGTTAGCAGATAAGAATCCATCTGAACGTAAGAAGTTTATCAATAAGAAAATATCAGAATTAGATGCATTCAATGATATCTATAAGAAAATCTCTAAGAAGTCTAACCAATTAAAGGCTATGGTAAACTCTTTCAATACTAAGTTAGAATCTATTGGAGATACTAAGATTATTGCTACCAATATTAAATTGATGAATAAACAGTTAGAAGATTTAGACGAACAGAAAACTGTATTGTTGGTAGAGATGTCTAAGATACAAGCTAAGTTAGAAGAGCTATCTAAATCATCTAACTTTAATCCAGATTCTTATAGAGAACTGAAACAATCCATCTATGAATTAAAACAGAAGTTATCCAGATATAATATTGATGAATCAATTACCGAATCTATGAAATCGGAAGAAGAATTATCTTATCATACACATAAGAATCAATTAGAAAATTTACAAAATATGTACGATAAGCGTTTATCTGAGGTATCCTCGTATAGAGATAGGGTAGAGTCGTTAGAAATTCGTTTAAGCTCAATGGGGGATCTCAAACTCATTGATTCGTATGAGTTTAGGATAGCAGAAATTAAGAAAAAACAAGAAGAGTTTAATTCAATGTGTCATAAACATGGTTTTGATAGACATGAAGAAATATCAGAAACAGAATACGATTATATATATGATACCATGTCTACCATTTCTCATTATATCTCTATGATGAGAGACAAGTATGATTACAAAACATTGAAACAGGCTATCGAGTTATTCTGCAACCAAGTATATGGAAAACCATATGCTCGAAAAACATCTAAGAATGAATTAGATAGTATGAAAGATAGTCTATCTAATATGAAGATGATCTTAGAGAAACAGGAGTTCTTTAAAGAACAATCCAAAGATTTTTCTATGATACCTGAAGATTGTCCTCATAAACATGATTGTCCATTTATAAAGACAATCATGAATGCCCATAATAGTATATTACCAGATTCTGATTATAATAGATTATCCAAACAGATAGAAGATTTAACCAAAGATATTATTAAATATAAAGCACAGGTTGAAGAAGAAGATATTATAGAACGGTGTCTATCAGATATGATTCATATTTTTGGATCTAATACAGAGATTATGAAGCCATCTTGTATGAAATCTATGGATAAGTTTAATATTCATCATATTATGTCTAAAGAAGATTTTAGGCCTGCATTAGAATCTTTGTTATTATCTTCCAATGCCAGTTGGTATATTTTAGACTTCCAGTATTATGATAATATCAGAAACTTCTTTATAGAATCTAAGTCTTATCAGAGTGATATAGAAAGACTTCAGAAAGAATGTAACTCATTGCGTTCTAATCAAGAATTGGCTGAGTTCATTACTAAAGAATTGTCTGAATCTAAAGAAAAACTACAGTCTTTAAATACAGAAATATCTGGAATGCATCAGAAGATCAAAGACTTACAATCTACAATTGATAATCAGAAACTTCGTATAGAGCATATGGAGCATACTCTGGAAAGAAAGAAGCAAAAAGAAGAAGATATGAATCAGTATACTCTTCTTACAGAAGAATATGACAAACAACAGGAAAATATGAAGGAGTATGATATATTGGATAAAGAATTATCTGATAAAAAAGTTGTATTGGATGATTTGGTATCCCATCAAATTCCTGCGCTCACGAAAATGATCAATGAGTCCAAATATAAGATCGTTCTATACAATGATTATGTCAAAGAGTATAAAGAATATAGAGCATCTTATGAGAAAGTAGAAACAATTAAGAAGTATTGTTCTCCTACAACAGGTATACAGACAGTCTATATGAATATGTATATGAATAATATCTTAGGAATATCTAATGAAATACTATCTTCTTTCTTTGGTGGAGAATTCATGTTACAACCATTTGTCATCAATGAGAAAGAGTTCCGTATGCCAGTATTAGGATCTGGTATTATGAATGATGATATTTCCAGCATGTCTACATCTCAGATTTGCATGATCAGTATGATTATTAGTTTTGCATTATTAAGCAAGTCTTCTTCTATCTATAACATAGTTAAGTTGGATGAATTGGATGGTGGACTGGACACCAATAATAGATTAGTATTCTTTAACTCTCTAATATCTTTAATGAATAATATGAATTTCCAGCAGTGTATTATGATCTCTCATAATACGGAACTCAATATGAGCAATATGGATATTATTGTATTAAAGAACTCTGATCCAACCATGACTGTAGATGGTAATGTTATTTATGACTATGCATCAGAAGCATAAAGCATATCAGAGACTCTTATGAGTCTCTGATTCTTTTTTGTAATCTAAGTCTATTTTACTTATATATTATAGATTTGGAGAAGATATGTTGGTATCATATCTTCTCCAAATCTATAGAAAGGAGGACTTGGATTATGGAAAATTATAATTCCATAGATTACGCTTACAAGTATCGCAACATACTTAAACAGGCGTTGTCTGATTTAGAGGTTATTAGACCTCATCAGACTAGAGAGAGCTATCTCACGATGAAAGATAGACTCCTCGATAATCTTGTAAAAATACAAGATATCATATTAGAATCTTAATAGATTCTATAGAGTCTTGGCAAAGGCTCACACCAGCTAAAGAAGTTTGCCTCCAAGTGAACTTCTTTACTTACATGTACATATGAAAATAAAAATCTCCAGAGACTATATAGTCTCTGGAGAAATCTATATATTTATTTTTTGTATTAATGGAAAGAGCTATATCCGTTAGCAATAGCAGACTTCGGTTCATCGTTCTTATCAGACGGTTTAGCCATATCGATAAGAGCATTGTAACCAAATCTGGATTCTTCGAATACTGTACGTTCATTAATCCAATCCAGGAATTCCTGAGCTTTCATGGTTACACCTTTACCGGTGATCGGATATCCATTGAACTGAACGTTCAATTCTCTCCAGTTGATATCACCTTTGGTGTATTCGTACATAGATGTTTCAGCTGCAGTCGGCTGGCAAGCTACGAGCAAGTAAGCCTTTTCAATTTCACGAGCTGTATTATCTGTGTTGAAATACAGGAACTGGAATGTTTCATTCTCATAACCAGGTTCGATAAGAGACTTATCTTTACCAGGCTGGAGAATACCATTGTATCTCTTAACCTGTGTACGAGGATCTTTTACACCACGCAGGAACAGTTCATGTACTTTGGTAATGATAGAACCAGAACGTTCATAGTATCTCATAGAGAACTGAGAAGCAGACTGTTCATTAACCTTAGTGATAACGTTAAGAGAGTTGATACCATCCTGAAGATCATTGGTATCTACCGTAATATCTTCAATACCACTCAGACTCTTAAAATCATATTCAAGAATATGCTGATAAGAATGAATGAGAGATTTGTATTTAGAGTTCTGGTCAGCCAGAATTGTCAGGAATGTCGGAATCTTAAGACAAATCAAGAAGCCATAACCTGTTTCGTAGTTATTGAACTGGTAGAGGTCAGAATAATCTGCTACACCTCTGGTCAGCATATAACCAGTGACGTCACGAGGTTCTTTCATTCCGTCAAATATGTTATTAATATATTCAGCCATAATTAGTTAGGTTCTCCTTTCATCTAGATTAGTTAATCATTGTAATCTTGAAGATTTCACTCTGGATGAAATCTCTGAACTTGACTTTGATTACAGCATAGAAAATTTTATTCAGTTCATACTGTTCGTCTTCAGCATATTCTACACCAATTTCTTTGAACTGGCTCTTATAGCGGTTGAGAACAGCTTCTACGTCAGCTTTATATCTGAGCAGATCCTGGCCATCGAGGAATGTATAACGATTCTTCGGGCACTGTTTACGGATTTCATGAATAATCTTCTGAACAAGCAGAACATTGTTAATCCATGACAGCTGAGTATATTCGGTCTGAGATGTATATTCAGTATCCAATGTAGGAATACCAGAATAGTAAGCAACATAGTTCAGACGTTCATTATCGAACCATTCTTTCTGATTGTATGTCTGAGCATTTTCGTCAGTCTGCGGCGTACGTTTTGGCGAGAAGTTAATGGTACCCGGAATGATATCATTTTCGAAGGTAACTCCATAAGCCTGTCCGCAGAATGGACGGTTAACACCATTCAGATAATGACCAACGAAACGTGTTACCAGGTTGTACATAATGGTTACGTTAACCTGTTTTCTGTAATACGGTTCAATGACATCATAGCTATTGATGTAGTTAGCTACGAACTTATTCTTCTTATAAGTATCGTTAACCGCTTCGATTTCATTCAGTGTGGTCAGACCAAGTCCGAAATCACGGAAGAAGAAGCAGTCTTCACGGAATGTAACCAATTCATGGATAGCATCTTTAATATCTCTCTTATAGTTAGCATCAAAGATTGCATCGATTCTTGTGTTATCGAGATCATAGATGTCGTCAGCGAAAGAGCCGTTGAATACTCTGAGAACCTGATTATCATAGAGAGACATGCCTGTAGAATCTCCAACAGAATTAAGGATTTCCGGAAGAGCAATCGGATAATCTCCAAATGCACCATTATCACCATTCTGGAGAAGAATACCATTTTCTACAGAGAGATTATCACCAGCCGGATCAATACCTACAGCATTGGATACTTTACCGTAGCGATCGAAGGCAAACAGAATATCCATATGAGCGACTTCGTTCTTAGTCAGCTTAGACTTTTCAGAAACGTCTTCTACGAATTTATTCCATTCGCTTTCATAATATTTACAACGAATATTTCTGGAGTTCTGGTTAATAACCTGATCTACAGCTTTGTTCTTAGCATTGGCCGCACTGCCGTCAGAGGATTCAACGATCAAATTGTCAAATGTGAAGTAATGAGTTTCAAGCTCTTTATTGCCTTCCAATACTTTCATTACGTATTTAATATATCTAACCGGTCTACGAGCAGATGTATCAGCATAAATACGAATCTTCTTATTGGAAACACCACGGCCTGTATCGGTCAGAGCGAAGAGAACATAGTTCTTTTCTCCAGCTTCCGGAACAACCAGCGTATCTTTGGATTCTTCTACTGTAGCAACTACAGAGTTGAATACTTTATCAATATCGTCTGTATTGTTGACCTGTTCTGTCAAAGGAACAGCTTTCAAAGAATACTTGATCATGGCTGCGTCAACTTTGATCGGTGTATTGGATATATCATTAGTCTTGGAGTCTGTGGTTTCTACCTGAACAGTTACACCAGGAGTTGTATCTACACCAACTTCTGTACCAGTAATAGCCTGAGCAGCAGCATAGTATTTGCCACCATATACAACAAACTTACCTACAGCATATGCAGTACCAGGAGCATAAGCAGGAACGTTGATATCCCATACGATTTTATAGAGAGAAGTCTTTTCTACTTTAGCTTTGTAGTAATGACCAGCTTCTTTAACTTTAGAACCTACGATGTAAGTATCTACAGCTGCTTCATTGTAGTTATCAATAGATTCCTGAACCTGTTTCTTAAGAGGTTTATGAGCTACTTTAGCCTTATAGAACTTGGTTTCAAATTTAACAACCGTTCCAACTGCATAAGTGCTAACATTAGCTACAGAGTATTCCGGAACATGTTCATCGGGTACATCAATCATCAAAGGTTTATGAGCAACTTTAGCCTTATAGAATTTGGTACCAGATTTAACAACTTTACCTACACTATAGGTCGGTACATCAGCATCGGAATATGCAGGAATAGTTGTATCCGGAACTTCTTTCATCAAAGGTTTATGAGCAACTTTAGCCTTATAGAATTTAGTACCAGATTTAACGATTGTATTTACAGTATAAGTAGATACGTTAGCTACAGAATATTCTGGAACATTATCGTCAGGAACTTCTTTCATCAAAGGCTTGTGAGCAACCTTAGCTTTGTAATAAGTAATTACAGCACCTTTAGTTACTTTAACCTTAGCACCTACTGCATAAGTAGAAACAGCAGAGTCAGCATATTCTGTATAAGAGGAAGCATCAGACGGAGGTGTCGTATTGTCACCAGTCTTTTCCCAAGAATCACTATCAAGAACTTTAATCTTAGGCTGCGGTACTTCCTGCCAAGAAGCTGTATCTACAACTTCTACCATAGGCTGAGAAATTTCTTCCCAAGACAGAGCGTCAACTGCTTTTACAGTCGGCTGAGGAACTTCATCCCAGGAATCTGTATCAAATACTTCAATCATTTCGGGAGTATAATCTTCCCAAGCATCTGTATTGATATCTGTGGTAATTCTCTTAGTCTTATAAGCATCAGGAATATCTGCTTCTTCTTTTACAGCCCAGTAAGTCTGATCAACTTCTGTTTTGTAATAGAGGGGTTTACCTTTAGCATTGGTTTTCTGAATTTTATCAGCTCTAACCGTAGCGATAAGAGCCAAGTTAGCCAGTTTAGAATCTGGAGCAACAACACGCTTTGCATACTGTAAACCACCAGCATTAGCAATAGCCGCTGCCTGTACGAGAGCCTGGCCATGTTTGAAATAATTGGGATTGTCTCCATATAGAGCAAAGAAATCTTCTCCTGAAAGTTCCTTCTGGAATTTTTCCGGTCCTTTATCAGAGGAGAATACTGTCATAAGCACTGGGCGGTCTACACCATCATTTCCAACAGCAGTGTTGGGGTTAATAACGGATTGATCATCCCAGATAAATCTAGTATCTGGAGCTGCCATTATTATAATTCCTCCTTTAATAATAGTTAAAAATTAAAAACTCACCTTGATTTTATAGCAAGTAAAAAACAAAGTAAACTTTAATGATATGTTCTTATACGACTCTTTCACATTATACATCTTCACCAGTTACGATTCTTTCCAGAGGACTCTGGACTTTATTATCGTTCAATGAAGCGTATATGAGAGCTTCATTTATGTTTTCAGATGTAATAGCACTATAAGCACTAATCAATCTGGGAATTACTTTGATACTGATGGATTTGTAATTATTCATATCATTATCTTTAGAAAGTCTGAATGGAACGTTTATATCCTTTTTACTTCTACAGAGTTCGGATATGATAATTCCGAACAGTTGCAGAGAGATTTTATACTTAGCTCCGTTGTACGTACAATTGTCTACAATATAATTTTGAATCTGATCATATGGTATTGTATTAGGAACGAAACCGTTAATAATAAACAGAGAAATCATATCTTCTGTATTATCTACACTTTGAGGGACTTTAGTTTCTACTAAGATGGCATCATCTTTTTTATAGCATAGAACTCTATAGTCTAATGGTTCAGATTCTTTAATTAATTTAATAGACTTCATTTTTTCTACTTTGAATGGTTTGGTCAATATTCTGGTTGGATAATTGAATTGTTTCAAAGCAGACATCTTTCCATTTTCTTTCATAGCATAGCTCATAACTCCTAATGTAGAAATATATTCTCCATTATAGTATGCTATATTTCTTTCAAAGTATTTTTCTGGGATATAAAAATAGAAATTTCCGTTGCCATTATATAAAATAGAATCACCTTTTCTTCTAAGAAATGGTGGTAATTGTTCATTCATATTAGGCATATTTCCTCCTTCCTATGAGACTTACATAAATGTTTAAGCAGGCAAAACTGAATAAGAAGACTCTATATAGAGTCTTCTTATTTTGATCAGCCACCATTATATACAGTATCATAATTGGAAGTTAAGGGGTATCCCTGAACAGTTTTCCACCAAATAATTACATCAATTAAGTTTCTATGATAATTGGGATAGATCTTAGGACACTTACAAATAATTTCTCCAGGTAAAGAAACAGATTCTGGACGAATAAAGCTATCGGCATCCCCTAATTTGGTCGTACCGCAAGTTGTTACTCCAGCTTCTGCTACACCACCATAGACAGTAGCTCCGACGGTTGTATTTTCAATCTTTTTACCGCCTACAACTCTACCACCGGTTACAGTAGATTTCAGAGTTGTACCACCAGTAGTAATACCATTGATGATTGCATAAGGTTCACTATCAATCAGACCAACAGCCACACCACCATACAGAGTACCGCCAGTAATGGCTCCATTGTAAGCAATCTCTCCAATGACAGTAGCTCCTGTAGTAATCATATCTTTACCATACCTCTTACCACCAGTTACTGTACTATTCTCTAATACAGGAGTAATCAATTTACCTTTATAGGCTTTAGCTCCTACTACCTTACATCCGGTAGCAACAATTGTACCTTTCTTAGCAGTAAGTAAGCAATTGGTTGTTACTTTGGTTACAGGATCAGTTACTCCTCCAGAGATAGTAAACTCATCTACTTTACCAGAAGTGATTGTTCCAGAAACTGCTGTACCCATAATGATATGAGCTTTAGCAACCACAATCTCATGACCATTACCATTCATTCCTACAGCGCAGGAATCTGTAATGATACAATTATCTTTATCTAAGACAGCATTGGTTAATGTACCTGCCGTGATATTACCATCTTTATCAACTGTAGCGGAAGAAATAGAAAGATTAGTTACATCTCCAGCTACTGTAGCTCCTGCTGTTCTTGCATTTAATATTGTTGTATCTTCATCTGCATACTGATTATATTTAGAAATGCCTCTAATATTAGACGTTCTAATATTAACTACATTAGAAGCATAATCTACGGATGCATCTACCGTAATAATATAATCTTCTCCAGTGCAGCAATTACATGTACATACTCCATTGGTGTTTACTTTACCAATACCAGTTACTACACCGATAATAGAGTTTACTACACCATTATCTAAGTACTGAATTTTATACTTAGTTCCTTTACAGAGTTCTACCTTTTCAGATGTACCATCAGAGAAAGAAATCGTTACAGTCAACGATGTTTGACTCTGTACAGCTACATCAGTAACCATCAAAGCTACACTATGTTTTTTAATTTCATCCTGGATATTGTACATGGGATTCCAGTTACATCCACAAATATGCTCTAAATGATATCCATTTTTATATGTAGTAATATAATTATTAGAATATAAAGACAGAGGAAAAGCTCCTTCTGAATAATGAATGGGCATTATAGAAACCTCCTTTAAATTTAAAAATCATTTAATAGAATGTTAAGACTAAGGAAGTTTATGGGAAAATAATCTCCAGAGCTATATAGCTCTGGAGATCTTTATGATTGAAATATAATTATTTCTGTGCTTCGAGAAGAGCAGATTCAAGAGCAGTCAGATCTTCTTCTTCATCCTCTTTTTTATCCTTTTTCTCTTCGTCGTCTTCTTCTTTGTCTTTCTTAGATTTCTTCTTGCTCTTTTTGTCTTCAGAATCTTCGTCATCATCCTTCTTAGAATGTTTCTTGGATTCCTGAACAAGAGAGAATTCATACTCAGATTCTTCAATCATAGCTTCGAGTTCATCACAGGCAGCATTGTAGCCTTCTGCATATGATCTCTGGAGATCTTCTTCTGTATATAACATAATTTGACTTCCTTTCTTAGGAGTATAATGATATGATGATTACCTTAATGTATTAGATATCATTTTTAAGGCGATCAATCATTCTATTTCTCATAGCATGAAGCATATGTTTATCATACTTCTTTGCTAACTTAGGATGCTTTTCCAACGTTTTATCAATTCTTTCGCTAAGCTGCCCAGGACGGCTATATCCTACATTCTTACTCTTATCATTAATTCCCAATTTATTATAGGGAACAGTATAAGAGCCATCCTGTTTGGTAGCAGTCATACGAGCTACGGTTTTCAAACCAGCAAATCTTTGTTCTTTATCTGCTCCGGCTTTCTTAAGAACTTTATTGGTTGTTCTCATCAGCTTCTTATCTACAGTCTCACTATAGATTTCGCATTCTTCTTGTAATGAAAATTCAAATTCTCTATCTTCATCATCATCGAATAGCATAATAGATTACCCCTCTCTCATATGACCCGAATATTCTCCAGTATCAAAGTTTTGGAAATTCATATTTTTAGCAATTTCTTTTTGTATACGTTCTTCTGGATCTTCTCCAAAAGAAGTAAATACAGAATCAGGAACTCTGAACTTATTAGACTTAGTCATTCCTTCCAATTCGGATACAGGAATCTGTGTAGCTTTAGAATATGCTTCTCGTACTGCTTTGTTTTGCAGCATATCCATAAGCATTTGTTGTTCATTGGCTCTTTGTTTTTGTACAAACTCATTGAACATCATACCCATACCCATCTTCATCATCTTAAGCTGATCATTCATCTGCCTAAGTGATTCAGACTGTTCTTCTGGAGGAAGTTTAAGTTCTTCTACAATTTCTGTATAGCGTTCTTCTAGTTCTCTGCCAACAGAATCATCTACAGAATCTTCTGTTTTAATAGTAGACTTATTAATACCAAAGTTTTCTTTTAGATTCTTTCCTTCATACCATACATAAAGAGCCATTAAGTAAGAGAATACCAGATCGTCATGTGAATTGTCTGAGTGTTCCACTTTACCATTTCTCTTAACAACCATCTTTGATAATTCATCAAACATGACTGGAGAATATATTTTATCTTTATGACGTTCCATACGTTCTCTTAATATTTCTATCAAGAGGTCTCGTACATCTTTGGATGAATCTAAACCATATACTTTTGTTCTTTGTTTACGACGAATAGGTCTTCCCAAAGAATCAGAAGTTTCTTCTATAATACGATCTTTAATTTCATAATATAAGTTTTCCTTAATACCACCAGGCTCTTTAAGCTTGGATATTAACGATGCACCAAAACCCATTCTGTTTCATTATAGACGCAACTCTATAACGCTTGGTCAATTCCAATGCACTTCCATTACAGAACGTGTGCAGATCATTTGTCATCCCTCTGTATATATTACAGTAGGGCCAGGATTTTTCTTTCACCATATGCTTGTGATTCTACTCTCCCGTCAGGAGATGATCGTTGAACGTCTCATCTTAACTAAGATGTTTTCGCTGCTAAACAGAGGAGATTACTTTTGCTCCTCTTTCAAAGCAATTAACCCTGTTGAAATATATAGATTACTCTATATACTGAGATTGCTGTTAAGCTACTCCGTTTCTTTCGATATTAACTACCGCATTGGGCATCATTGTTTTAACCAGCCATATTAATACTCTGGCTAAGTCAGGAATACTCATATAGTTACATTTAATTCCACCAATAAATTTAGTAGTGGCGGAATCTATAACAGATATAGCCGTATAGTCTCGTTTATATCCGCCAGATACGTCAACTCCGATAATAGGAGGATTAATTGGAATACCGGTTACACTAACCGGAACCGTATCATAAATATTAAACGAATATTTGTTAAGAATAAGTAATGAACGAATTGGTTCATGTAGCATACCTCTAAGAGCTTCCAAATCATCTTGACTAAATGGAGAGTTCTCAGGAGTATCAATCCACTCCAACAAAATTTCTCGACGTATGTCTACCATTTTCCAGAGCATGCTCTTACACTGATTATAGAACCATTCTTCACCAAGTCCAAGTTGTCTATAATTGTACTTAATATATACAAAGACAGAGTTCATATTGCTATTTACAATATTCATAATCTGATCATAAGTCAGATCATACCATCTCTCAGAAAATGGTGTGGCATTGTTAATCATATCAAAAGCAAATTGACCTTCATGAGAAGATAGTATACCCGCCGTTGTTGTGATTGTAATGCCATGAGGAACTCCTGCTGCTTTTGCATTTTCAAATGCTTTAGTCAATGCAGGCATAGAGTTAATCATAATGGTTTGGTTATAAGCAGTAAATGCCCATTCGTCCGCCCACCATAATGTAACAGTCTGACCACGTAATAAGTTAGCGGCTGCTGTCTCATTACGAGCGCCTGGTACGGTACGAATAATGTTATGGTTAATCGGATGCTGGATATTGGTAACTGTAGACGGAAGTCTTTTCTTCTTACCATTGACCATAGAAAATTCCTGAGACAATTGTAAGTATGTTGGTAATAGATCTCGTATAGCTTTAAATGATTCCAGGTTTCGTTTAGAGTCCTGGTTATTCTTATTCATGAAGATAATATTAGAGTTTGTGGAAGCAAAGTTATAGATGTATAAATATCTTACGTTGGCTGCCATCGTCTTACCAATCTGACGAGGCATTTCAAAGAAGAGATTTAAATTATACATTGCACAGAAGTTATATGCTAAGTTACCTCTGTTTAACTGATACGGTACACCCTTAGGATGACCATTGGCTGTAACTCTAACTACTTCTCTTAAGAAATACCAATAATTAATTTGTACTTCTTTAAGAATCTTAATCTTCATTTGTGTACTTAGCATAGGATCATATGGATCTACTCCTGCTAAGTCAGGATCAAATAAAGCTAACATGAATCTATTATTTTTTATATCTTGAGACTTCAAAAAATAATGCATCTCTAAGAAAGACTTATTCGATGTAGACATCTGATAATAAATCTGTCTGTTTGCTGGTCGAGGTTGTTGTAATGCTGGTACTGGAGTTTCATCAGGAAATAAAGCACTTCCTTGTAATGATTCCAATCTTAATACCTCCTTTCCAAATTATTAGTATGTCAAAAATATTATCTACCACACCAAAAATGGTGTGGTAGACTTATTATATTGAATAAATAGGTTATTTTGCCTGTTGTTCTTTATTCTGTTCAGGAGTTTCTTCTTTCTTTTCTTCTGGTTTAGTTTCTGTTGTTTGACCTTCTTCGGGTTTTTCTTCAGGAACTTCATCCAGTTTTTTACGATCGATTAAAGGATTAAGAATCTTGTTATAGTAATCATTATAGATTGCTTTCAATGCGTCACCTTCACAGCTAAGAATATTATTAACTACTTTGGAGTAAATATTGAAAGCAGTTTCAAGAGATTTAATCTTCTTTTCAGCTTCCGGATTAGGAGCATCTTTCTTATCTTCTGGTTTCTGCTGTTGATCATCGATTTTCTGATCTGGCTGGGGTTTAGTATCTGTAGAAGTATTGCTATTATCCGGAGGCGCAGTAGTTTTAGTTGTATCTGTTCCAGTCTTATCATTATTAGGCTGTGGCTTAGTTTCACCAGCATTCGCATCTGTTGGTGTGGCTTCATTATAAGATTCTACTCCATCAATATCATTGAAGTATTCTTCCAAGATCTTCTTGATATTTACAGATTCTTGTGTTCCATTAGCTGCGGCTGGAGTTGTTTTAATCTTATTCAATTCCTGATCTTTATATCTCTGAGCAGCTTCTAATTTATTTTGAAGTTTATTACCAAACTGTGCAGGAACTTTTAATTCTGCTATAGCGTCAACTTGAGCAAAGAGTTTAGCAACTGTAGTTGTCTTCATATTTGCTGCTGTTAGTTTAGACATAACATAGGTTACATTGTTGTCTTTGATGTCTTTTACTTTGGTCAGATCATTACCAGCAAAATAGTTCTTCAAATATCTCTGACAAGTCTTGTTATCATCAAGTCCTTCCAGATTATTCATTTCCGGAATAATAGCAGCAAGTAACTTTGGAACTGCTGTTTTTTCATCCGATGTATTTTCATTAGACATAATCTTTTCATAGAAGAACTGGAAGTCTTTCATATTCAGATTAACAGATCTGGATAATGCAGCATCCAAATTGACAGACGGCACTTCAACTTCATATTCATTTGCAGTAGCATCCAATGCTTTTTGCATATTACCAAGTAAGGATTTATCATTCTTAATATTCTGCAACTTCTTAGCTGCCATACCAAAGAAATTAAGAATAGCTTCTTTAATTTTAGCAAAGAGAGCTTTGATACGCTCCCAGATTGTTTTACTATTATCTTCATCTGCTTCATTAATCAGATCATATACAACCGTATTTGCAAATTCAGATTCCAAAGCAATCAACTGATCGGAATAAATAACTTCTTTGGTTTCGCTGAATGTATAGAGATCAGACAGATCTGTGTCTTCATCAATCAAAGTATCTTCATCATCGCTAATATCATAAGATTCTGTAATTTTAAACTGATCACAAATATAACTATCAGATTCGCTTGGATTTAAGTATTCTGATAAAGCATCTGCTTTCATAGAATAGATAATATTAGCGTATTTGAGATACTTATTAAAATAAGAGCAAATTGTATTGGATAATTCTTGTTTTCTAAAATCAATCTGTCTGCCCTGCTGATCATCCATTGCTCTATAATGAATTGCTAATTCTGATCTGATATTATTCAGTCTCTTAATAACGTCATTCAGAGAAGAATTATACAGAGCTACAGAGTCCGTAATTTTATCTATATTTTCTTTAATTTCACTCAGTCTAGATCCAATTTTATCACCCGACCCCAACTGAACAATTTGAATCTTTTCTCCGCCTCTGAAATGAGCATATGTTTTAGCTACCAGATCAGCATCCGTTACTTCATGACATCCAGTTAAATCTCCAATGATTGTTCTTCTATCATCATTGATATGATGGATCATCTCGTTTAATGCGTCATAATAACTCTTAGCTTTATCGGATACTACACCTACTCCACTATAATTATTCATCATAGTTTCGATCTGTGTTAAAACCATATTTAATTTCTTCAAGCAAGGAATGGGTTCGGATAAGTTAGTGTATTTGTAAGATTTACGATAGCTATCACCATGATCCATTGAAAGAGACATTTGAAATTTGTACAGATCAAACAATATTTTCTTGGAAATAATCTTTTCAGATTCTTTAATTCTATAGATCGCATCTTTATAAGAATCGGCTTGATCGATCTTAACATCATCGTCAGCAATCAATACAGACTGCTTCATAATAGAAGTTGTCAAAGATGGGTTCTTACTCTCTTTATTGAATTTTACCCCCGTGCTATCAGGAGTAAAAATCTTTTGAGCCATATTATCAAAAGAGAAAGTAGTATTCTCCATTTATAATTCTCCTTTCTAACTAAAAAAGTATTTATTTAAATGTTTGTGGGGAAGTTTATGATATTCTTATAATAAAACATTTTATTAATTAAGCCTCTTTATGAAAGGAGAGTTGATATATATGCCTGGAGTTGGTATTGTAAATAGGCAAAGCCAATTACTTGATCTAATAGAACATCGTTTAGGAACAAAACAATTAAATCTTCCAGATACTTTAAACAAAGATGTTTGGTTTGATAATGTTATATCTAAAGAAACGTTGAACACATTTTCTAGATTCTTTCCCTATGAGATGACTTACTATCTAACAGCAGATAGAAGAAAGGGTCCATATTATTTAATTGATGAGAATGTATGTCCTTCTGTCAATATTATTGGTATAGGAGACATTGATTGGCATATTTTAAGTAAGAATATGCCTGCCTTTGGATTTGGTTCTGGATTCTATTCTACCTTTGATTTTTTCTTGAATGGATTAGATGTGGAAGGTATTGCTATGCAGCAACAAATGGTAGATCATGCCAGCATCTTTAAAGCAGGAATCTATGTAGAGTTCAAACCGCCGAATATGGTTAGACTGCAATCTAATCTTAGCAATAATATGCTGGAAATGCTAAAAGCAATTCCGATTCATTTGTTTGTTGTTCATGCTCCTAACTTGATGACTATTGAACCTACAAAAATGGAGACCTTTGAACAGTTGGCGGTATCTGATGTAGCCATATATCTCTATAACAACTTGAAGTACTATAATAATATCAATACACCATATGCTACAGCAGAATTACAAATTGATATTCTTCAGGATTATGCTAATAGAAGAGATGATATTGTGCAGCAACTTCGTGACGGATACGTCAATTTTGGAAATCGCAACATGCCGATGCTTCTTACAATTTGATGGTGATATATTATGCTATATACAGAAGAAGAATATAGACGGGCTTATAGACAAGGCTTTAATGATGCGGTACACGAATTCAATGAAGGATATCAGATTAAAGATAAGACAATGAATAATGCAACCTCTAGAATTGTATATAGACGTCATTTGCCTAAACTAAAGCCAGAGAAAGCTAAAGCTAAGATCTTTAAAAAGTCCGCATATGAAAAATATAAAGATAAATCTTTGATAATCAAATAAAAAATAAAGATGATATTCCCATAGCCTATATAGGCTATG